CTACTACCTGATGAACACCAGTGAATTCATCGATCACACGGAGTTCCTCGCATCAATCGCTTCCGGTCGTAAGAGCCTGAACGCCTATCTGAACCACATGGTCATCAAGATGACAGCCAAAGAGTTGGAGCTGAAGCCTGAGTTCCGGCTGTTCGGAAGTATGACCTGGATCATGCGTGCCTACAACCAGGTCATCTTGAAGTTCTGCAAGAGGTTCCTGAAGCGATACGTACCTGAGCAGGCCTTAGAACTCGATGAGATCGAGACCAACCGGAAGACGTCGACCTTCGTCTCCACAGCGCAAGGGTCGGTCGGGCACACTCCTCTGATGATGTCCGTTGATGTGGAGGGATGGAACACAAACTTCCGAAGTGAGCTCCTTGTCCCGGTCCTGAAAGAGACTCTGGATGCGATGACAGGGACATGTTTGTTCTCAGCTGCTCATCTGATCTTCCATCTCTCCGCTGTCTACATGGAGACTCCGGATGATTCGTACGTCTGGATTGGACAGGCAGGAGGAGTCGAGGGCTTCCATCAAGAACTCTGGATGATTGTCTACATTGCCCAGCTCCACTACGCGCTCAGAGGGTGTGAGCATCCATACCACCTCATATGCAAAGGGGATGATGTCCGAATTGCATTCCTGATCCGTGATTCTGACAGAGACCTCCGTGGGATGCCGGTTATCGCTGAAGAAATCAAAGAGTTGCTCGTATCAGAGCTGGCAAAGATGGGACACAAGGTCAAACCGGATGAGTGTTACTATTCGTCTCGCTTCTTCTCCTTCTCTAAGAAGATGACTATAGACGGGATTGCACTCCCGAGCATGTTTCGTCAGATCCAGAAGTGCTATGGGGCGAACAATGCCTTTTCATCTTCTCTCCCTGATTATGTCGGGGCTGCTTTTTCCTCAGCTCATGCCGCCTGTATCTATGGAGTGAACCATATCCAGGCTTACCTCATTGCACTCTTCTGGGCTAGTGTGAACATGTACGCCGATCCTCGCTTCCGCAGCATGGATATCCCCCGGTTTGCGTCACACTTCTTCATCCCATCGGTGATGGGGGGGTTCCCTGTCCTCTTCCTCGACAACTTCTTGGTGAGAGCCGAATCGGACTTCGTGGCAGCCTTCTGCAGCACCTATGCCATCATGCGAGTGCGACAGCCAGAGTTGGCGGTTTACTTGAGAGCAGTCTTCAACCAGAGCTTCTCTGCCGAGCCGTCATACCAGCTCCTCACTGCGGACCCGTATTCCATCCCTTGGCACCGTCCTGAGACCGCCCTTCAGCGGATGGGGAGGTGGACGCGTGAATCTCTCCATGCCAATGTGGTCAATCAGGAATTCCGAGAGATCCTCAAATCCTGTGAGGAGTTCCCTGAGGAGGAATTCGTCGAAGCTCTCGGCTCAGGGGAGCCTCTTGACGCTCGGTCAATCTCCTCCTTGTATGAGAAGTCTCCGTACCACATCATCAGATCATTCGTGAAGAAGTTTGAGACATCCGGTAGTTTCATCACCTTCATCGTGAACATCGCTTACGACGGCTTGAGGAGTGGTGCCACTGGAGAGCTGCTCCGGATCGAGGCGGCTGTGCAGGATGAGATCCAGTACGTCTCTCAGATCACGTTCTTGGAGGATTCACAGATGATTTCCACTATGTTGGATCCTGACTCATTCTCGTGCCCTACTGCTCATGCTGAGCACCTTCGAGCCTGCGGATGGGGTCGCCCAATTCGAGGGATCACGCATCCTCCCATGACTCACCAGCTCCTCATTGGCTATGCAGGGGACCCTGAGCTGAAGGAGTACACGGAGAACCACTTCCGCCTCACTACCGTTGCTACGCCGGCGGTGGACCCTCACCTGACCTTTCCTCAATTCCGAGCACGGGCAGCTCACCCCTACCATGGGATGACAACCAGCTCCGGGAAGGAATATGCTCCAATCGCCGTACCAAAGGTGGATCAGATCGGGAAAAACATTGCCGAGATTCTCTATCTCCCGACAGTCCTCATGCTGGAAACAGTGGACACAACTCCTCCTGAGTGTGCTAATGTCCGTGATGTGTGCCGCCATCTTCTCGGGTATTACACTACACGGACGCTCGAAGAGCTGGACCCCTTCACAGCCAAGAGACAACAGGGGACTCGCGATCACCACTTGGCTTGTCCTAAGTACAATCTAACGATCGCCGCGAACACTCTGAAGAACGCCTCCATGACTGGGGATGACATTGTCGACACGAACAACCGTTTCCGG